TCAATGTCACGGCCGGGGTAGCGATTTGTGATAAGCTCATAGAGATCATCGCAAATCATTTCACAAGACTTATGATCAAGTTGCATCACTCCGTCACGGAAGCTGTTTTCCAGCCAACGCTTGAACTGAATAAACTCAATGTCACGGTCATTGTGAGTTACCTGAATCGCAACCTTAAAGTGAAAGATGTGACGATGCGGGTATCCTAGAAAACTGACATCATATTCATCGCCAGTCGCTAAGTTCGGGTCGGTGTCTGCACCGGGATACTTGTGAATACCTTCACGCTGAAACGTCACCCAGATCATACGCTTTGCAGCGTCCTTGATTCGATGGGCCCGTTCTTGTGTCGCTGCTATCTTTGCAGCCGCCATGCTATCAGTAGTCATAGTCATCATCGTACTCTGTTGACTCATGAAGTTCTTCAAACTTCAATCGGTTGAGACGAGTGAGTTCTTCGTAGACCTCACCCCGTTTTAGATTAACAGAAAGAGTATCTTCACCGGACTGCTCCATTGCGTTTGCTAAAGCAGTTAGTGAATCAAATTCTTTTTGCAAGCGATAAATGTCTTCGTCGTAATTTGTCATTCTAGTACACTTTCCATTGCGTCATCACTGTCTTCAATAACTTCATCTTCTGATGGTTCAGTATCTTCAATACTGAACAACTGATTGAACATAGTTTGGGCATTGATTGTCTTCTTACCGGAGAACCCTTGCCCTGCTTTCATTTGAGTCCAAAATCTACTATGTGATTCTAGCAAAGCTAGACTCTTTTGTCTATCCTTAAGTGCAAAAATCTCATCAACAATTTGCCCGAATGTCTTACCATCAAACCGATCAAAGACCATTGTCGGCATAATACCCTGTTCATACCGACGGTTAGCTTCTTGCACAGCCGTCATGTGCTGATACACATTGTGTGCCTGAATGAGCGTATAGCTAAGAGTATCCCAAGAAGTCTTCGTTTCTTTACCGTGCTGTCCGATAAAGCCTTGACCACGATAGCAAAGGTCCTTCATGACCATCATGTCCGTTACAGGACTGTCAGTAAAGAACTTATGAATGCCATCCGCTAATACACCGTCACTGAACTTACGGTTGTCAGTTGCATACTTCTTGCTTTCAGCCGTCTTCTCCATTGCATACGTCCACTTGCTGTCATGCTCAAACGTATTGTTGTTATAAGCAAGACCCTTAGCAGCAGCAAAGAATGGCGAAGCACAGTCAAAAGTAATCTGTAGCTTTGGATTATGATACTTGCGAACAGCCTTCTGAATATCAGTAAAGATAACAGCATACTCCATAATAGAAGTACCAAGGCAGTGAATCAAATCATGCTTACCTTCTTCAAGATAGCCATCATGAATGATGTTGATGATTCGCTTGAGCATCAAGTGGATATCAATCTTGTTCTGTCCACCGAACGCCCAGCCATTGAATGCTTTGTCACCGTAAACGTTAGTATCACAATACTTCTTCATCTCCTCATACCAATCATCAGATTGTGTATGATTACGACCCTGTAGAACGTTTAGAAACTTACAACGTCCATCACGATTAGCAACGAAGTATTCATTGTTAATATGCGTAGCAGTGATTGCTTCTTCAATAGTACTGATCCCGTGTGCAGACTTACCGGTCTTCTTGTCCTTAATATGATAAGTTGTTAGAGACTGCGATGGAATATCAAGACACATACCGTAGTCCATGTACTCGTCCATCCACTTAAGAACTTCTGTTCGCTTCTTCATTGCACGAGGACAATTAGGATCCTTCCAGTCAGCAGGCCACTGACACTTAAGAATCTGGAATCCACCTGAGTCACCTAGAAGAAACGTGTTCTTGCGATCACGCTTACGAATGATTGATTCGTTATGATCATCCTTTGTGATATCTAGGTTAGCGTGACCAGCAGAATACAAACCCCACTTGTAAGTGTACAAGCCTTCCTTCTCATTAAGGAAGTTTAACTTCTCAACATCACCGTTGAAGGCAGCAGGGATTCTCGCCGCGTCAAAATAGTTTTCACCTTCACGCTGCTTGCCTAAGCCTGCAATGAAGAAAGACGAGACTGCCGGCAGAAACAACGCCCAATCTGGGTTGTGTGATGCTGAGAGATTAATTTGTTCCAACTTTTACATCTTCCTTGATTAGAATTTGTACTACCTTGATCTTTTGATCAATATTTTTCTTCTGTTCTACAAGATCAGCGATGGTGTGATTAGTAGCAGCCAGGGCATTCAGTGCCATTTCTTCATCGCGCTTTTGTCTAGCCCAGTCAAGCAATGACTCTGCTTCATTCGTGAGACCTACAGAAGTATAGGCTGAATTTATCATAACCCAGGTATGTCCATCATACACTTCAAAATTCTGAGTGGAAGTGTTGAAACGCATATTTCCAACACCCTGATTTCCTGAATTAGTATTAACATACGTAGTCATGGGCCCGCCGCCCGTGACCATCGTATATCTACCCTGTGAATTTATGCCCTTAATCATTACTTTGCCTGTGCGGGCAAGAGATAGCTGTATACTGCAAGACCGCTATCTACAACAATTTCAACTGCGCCTGCATCTGCCATGCGAATAGTCTTGTCACCCTGCAAATCCATGATTGCAAGAAAGACCTTGACAGGCCAGTTCCATGCACGACTCAAAGTGCCAGTGACACCCGGCTGAAAGACAAAGTTACCAGAGTGAGTAGAAGGATCACCGAAGTAAATCTTAAGATCACCGTTCTCCGTCTTAGTGTTGAACGTAATTTCTTCGCTGTTAGCAGAAGCCTGCTTCTTCAAACGAGCGATGCCGGCAACAGTAGGCTCAAACTGAACGTCCCAATTGGCACCCTTGAACTTGACATTCTTCACCTTGTCTTCAACGATGTACTTGAGCATCAAACGATAATCGTTGATGAAGTCACCGGTTGCAGTCTCAAAGTGAATGCGAGTGGGGACATCCTTTTCTCCATCACGATCTTCACGAACGAGATTGATCTTAGCCTTGTCATCATATTCATCAAAGCTAAGAATAGTCTTTAGCTTAGAGAGATTGGGCATACCAAACGTGCCAACAAACTCTGGGATAGGAGTCTTGAATGAGCCTGAAACTACAACAGTCTGATCGTCTGAATAAGCGCCAATCTGTGTGTCTTCATCAGTTCCCACGATCTTCACGAGGTCAATAATACCAAGAGCATGAGTGTGTTCAACTAAATCTTGCAAATAATCTTTCATATGTGTTTCCTTTGTTAAAAGTATTTAGGCAGTTGTAATGTGTATAATAGTGGATTTCATTGCGTATGTCAACGCTATGTTTAACCAAAGCTGAAAAGATCATTGACTGTGCTATTCGTATTGGTGTCAACACGAATGCCCCAATTCAATACACCCAAAAGATTATCAATCTTTTCGTCAACTAGCTTGCGTTCCATATCAAGATCATCAAACGGCAGTTCAAGGAACCATTGCGGAAGTCTAAGTTCATCTGTAGGATATGCTACAGAAGTAAATCCAAACATGTTATCTTTCAGAGAACAAACGATAACCTTCATACCGTCAACGATCTTCTGACTATACTGATCTCCGTGCATTTTACGCAGATAGTTGTAGTTGATCGCCGCTCTCGCATGACCAACTGCACACTTACCTGTCTTCTCAAACTTGATCGTATGGTTAGTCAGATTGTTAACAGACTTAGGATTACCCTTAGTCCAACTGTCTTGCGTAGCAAGCCATGTCTTGAACTCACGAATCTTGTCAATCACTTCATCACGGTCCTTACCTTCCTGAATGACCATGCAAAGCACTTGCATCAAGAACTCTTGAACATACTTAGGAGTGTCAGCACGTTTCAGATCAAGACCCATTGCTTTCACAGAACCTAGCTTACCGTCGTTGTCTTGACGCTTGCCTTCCTTGTCAAAGATATTGATAGCGTAACGCTTCTTAGTAATAAAGATTGCGCGATCACCGATCAATTCACGACCAGCCTTGATGATTTCACCGTTCTTGCGAGGAGCGTGAAACGCCTTCTCCATGAAAGCGGGGAAGCTATCATTAGCCTGATCAGCGATGTTATCATACAATTCAATGCACAACTCTTTGCTCCACTCTAGCTCTCCCTTTTCAATTTGAGTCTTGAGTGTGGGATATGCAGTAAAGTAACAAGAGTCAGTGTCACCATAGACGATTGCTTTACCGTCATGTTGATAAGTGCCTTCAACGACTTCATTGATTTGACTCATCATGTGCTTGACAATCTGACGACCAGACAATGTAACAGACTGACCGATACGCTTGTCGTAGAATCGGCAGTGTTCGTTTAGAAGTGCGCCATACGCTGAGTTGAGCAAAATCTTACGAACAAGCTGACGCTTATCGTAATACTCATACATATCAGTTCCGTATGCTTCTTTCGCTTGCTTCTGAATAGATTTACGTTCTGAATACCAGCGAGACAGTAGACCGGGAATGATTCCTTCTTTCTCGTAAGTGAAGATGGTTCCGTTCGCAGACAGGATCCAAGGACGATGACTGTCAAAGATCATCTTCCAGATTTCAGCAGCAGACCTTTCTTCACTACGACCATCAGCATAGTCAAGTATGAGTATAGTTCCGCGCTCTTGGTTCATCACAGCAGTATATTCTAGTGAGCCAAACAGACCTTCCCAGAGAATTGCACCAGTGACTGCTTCTGCATCATCACCGTTCTTCTTCTTGCGCTTTTCCTTAGCTAGAGTAAGGCTCTTCTCATGCATATACTGATCAGTCAGCGTTTGTCTAAGCTGCCCTATGATAGTCTCAGGAGCCATGTTCAATGCACGAATTGCCGAAGGATACAGAGAGTTGATGTCAACTGCGCCTACCCATTCATGAATTCCCTTTACTGGAGTAGCGACATATGCGCCCGCTGCCTGACTTACTTCACCAAATGATTCTTTGCGCTTCTTGTCAGGGACGATGAAGCCACGAGCATGTGCCTCATTCATGACTGCCATTTCAATCATTGCCACCGATCCCATAACAGTCGGGAGCAGCACAGTGTTCTCATGCGCTAGAGCATTTGCAAGATCAAGAAACTTCAGCTTGTTGTGAATCTTGAACACAAGCATAGTATCCTGTCTGTTATACTCAATGAACTTTCTGAAGTCCTTGTTGTAAAGCTGATCAAGAGACCCTTCGTACTGTGTCTTGCGCTCACCTAGCTCGTACTCACCGATTGCATCAAGTGAATAGCTGTGACGAGATTCGTAGTTATACTTCTTGTAGAGTTGAAGATAGTCCATATGAATACGACCAATGAAGTCGTAAGTCTGTTCTTCCTTACCGAAACGTTCATATGTGCGGGGCTTCGGAAGCTGACCCATCAGACAGAATCTACGAGTGTCGTTCTTACTCATCACGCGAGTAACACGATTCACCATGTAGGGAACGTCATACCCTTCTGAGTTCCAACCTGTAACTACGTCTGCATCTTCAATTAGATCAAAGAATGTCTCAAACATTTCAATCTCACTACGAAACAGAAATGTATTCGGGAAGTCTTTGACTAGCTCTTGTGCAGTCTCATCCGTCATATGTCTTGGAGGAATAGCAAGAGTGACTAGCTGATCTAGCCAATCAAGATACAGCGAGATTGCAGTCACTGGATTGAACGGATCATCTGTGGGACTGAAACCCCGTTCGGGGTCAAAGTCCACTTCAATATCGAAGAAGCATGTGTGCAGCTTGGGAGGCTCTACGTTTAGATAGTTGTCAGACAAACATCTGAAAACCACATTAACGTCACTCTCAAACAATTTCTTGTTAGAGTGAATTCTACGCTCTTTCTCAAACTCTGCACGTTTGCGTGTAGAGAAACGAGTTACAGGATCCCCGTAGATAGAACGTTGCTTACCCTTTGGATCAGAGTAATAAAGAACATAGTTGGTACTATATTCCTTATAGGCTCTCTTACCCTCGTGAGTACGTTCTACTACGTAGATCCTATCTGCGCTCTGTTCTAAGATTGCATCAATGTAGGACATCAGTTAGTCTTACCAACAGTCTCCAGAATAGTATTCAGTTCTTCATTTTCCTGATTAGTCTCAGCAAGACGAGACTTGTGGGCAACACGAATTGCCTTCTTCAAGACGCTGGGCTTGACTTCAAGCTCATCAGCAATTGCCTTAACAGTATCGTTAAGACCTTCATTAAGTGTTTCAATCTCTTGCATTACAGCCATACCCTCGTTTACGAGTTGGGTCAGCTTCACTTTAGCTTCATTGTTAAAAGTACGAGTTGTCATGAGTTCTCCTTATAGTTTAGTTATTATAACAAACTACGTAGAGAAGTCAAACACTTTGTGTAGGATTGGTTAAATTGCCCAAATCATTGGAAGATGTAGTGATGCTTCTCGCCGTAAATCTTGATGTATTTACCAGCTAGCATATCTGCCATCGCTTCAATAGGTGATCCAGGGTAAGAGTCACCTGGTTTGATCATGTTAATCTCACTTTGACGACAGTGAACGATTTCGTGAAAGACGGTGCGAAGGATATCTACGAGGTTGCGATTCTTAGCGTATACCCAAATAGTTGGATCACCTTCAGTGTGGCGACCGGTGTGATGATTGTCTTGGGCTTCCTTAGTGTCGTAGCTCAGATTAATCTTGATTGGATTCTGTAAATGAACTCTACGCATTGCCCATTCAGCAAACTTCTGAACTTCGGCATCAATGTCTAGATTACTGCTATCAGTATCTTCTTCATCAATGTTCTTAATCCAATTGTCAGGTGTCTTCCTATACTTTTTAATAAACAGGTTATGAAGGGCCTTACTAGTGATGTCGTGCTTCTTGGCAATTTTACGCATCAGTTTATCAATGGTGTTATAGTCATGCTTAGCCAAGGTAGGTAATTCTTTGGCTAGTTCCATTACGGCTGATTCGGTAAGAAGTTCGGACGCTCTCATTAAAGTATTTATCTTAGATTCTTAATAGTAGGGCAATCTCAGGAGGAATCCAAGGATTTTGCATTCTTTCAGGATTCCACAATAGACCTGCTATATTGTCTTTTATGAAGGCTTCGGTGTAGCCATTGTAATCAGTGCATAGCACTTCAACACTAGTTTCATTTTTTAGAATTCCTGTTTTATGATCACCTGTAACCTCTATTACTTCACCGTGATAGATTATAGGATAATTTTCTGTCACATGTTTTTTGATAGGCTCTAGTGTAGCACCTAATATATCAGCGATTGCGAGTCCACCTTGAGCAATGCCCACTACAGGTTTCCCTCGTTCTATCATCTTGTTTGCTAGGCTCAATTCTATGCTATTTCTTAGTTCGGATGATTCTCCTCCTGTAAGAATGAGAGAATCTAGATTGTCTGACACATGTGCAAAATCTTGATTTGTTGTGTTAGGTAAAAAATATAAGCTATGCCCATTAAGAAGGGTGTACCAACCATGATCAATAGCGTCATGTGGTATTCCGTTGTGATTCAATATTTTTTGGCTTA